GTCAAGAGTGATCGTTAAACGCATCCATAAGAGCGCCACGTAAATTATTACTAGCAGGTACTGGTTGTCTTCCAGTATTACTATTAATAGAAGACGCAGCATTTCTTTTAGCAGCAATATTATTTTTATTGCTCATTAAATTATTATTTGCTGCTCGTTGGCCCATTACATTTGAAATTTGCGGATTTAAAGCGCATGATTTATCGTATGCTTGTTGTAATGTCATAGATTGATTTCTACGAGCCGCAGCTTCTAAAAAATCAGCCATGTCATCGCGTACATCTTCAAAAAACTCAGCGTCTTTAGAAAAAGCATTTATATCTTGATCTGTTTTTTCTTTAGCATGTTGATCTTGATATTGTTTATTTTGATTAAGTTGCTCTAAAAGTTGATTAACTGGAGCCATGCGTTGATCTATCATAGACGCTACAGGATCATTTTCAGGTACGTTTTCTGCGCCGTTACCTACAAGAGCATTATCAAGCGCGTTAATGTCTACACCATATACTTTTACAAATTGAGCTATTTTTTCAGCTTTATCTTGCATACTACCCATACGTAAAGTAGCAACAGACTTAAATAAACCATTTACTGCATCTAAAGGATTAGCTACACCTTCTGCATCCATAATAGCTTTATATGGTTGCGATATTTGAAGCAACTGTTCGCCTATTTTACGATTATTTGAACCTTCTTGTAACATAGTATTTACGTGTTGATCTCTAGCATGAAGATGTGCTTTTACATTACCGGGTAGATTTTTCCATTCTTCCCTTACTTCTACACCCCAATCAAGCGGTGGTTTTTCAGTGCTGTTTTCAGCAATATTTTCAGTAGTTTCTGTAGGCGCCTCATTTACTACTTCAGTTTCAACTTGAGCTTCAGCTTCAGCTTCAGCTTCAACTTCTTCAGCTTCAATTTCTACATCTTTTTCGGGATCATCATATAGCGGCGGATCAAAATCATCTAGGTCACTAGTTTCAGTTTCTCCAATAACATTGTCAAGACTAGCACGTATGCCATTTACTTCTTCTGTTTCTTCTATTACTTCTTCAATTTCGTCACTCATAGCCTTTTGTCCTCATAGTTTGTTGAAGAGCTTCTATACGCTCTTTTTTAGCGGTGCGATCTTGGGCCGCACCCAGGGAGTTTCTACGCTGATTCATAAAATCAGAGCTGTAGTCGGCGCTGTTGGTAACGCCGTTTCGTTGGTTATGTTCTTTTAACTGTTTACGATCAGAAATAATACTGCCGTCTACATGGCTTTTAAAAGGTTCCATAGGTTTATTAATATATGCACTTTTACGACTAGGTTGATTTATACTTGCCTTCGCATTATATAAGTCTACTTGTTTTTGTCTGTTTTTTTCAGTACCAAAAATACGTTCATAATTATTTGAAAATTTATGATTATTATAACCAATACGACGAGTAGAATTATTATCTGACATTATTCATTTCTATCTTTTTCAATTTCCATTTCAGCTTTAGTTGCTTCTTTTTGTATATCAATACTGGCTGCAGCACTTAATTTTTCCATTTCTAACTGCATTTTTTGTAAATCTTTTTGCATTTCACCATTTACAGCTTGCATATTTTGCTCAATATTAACTTGTGACGTTGCCATTTCAGTTTGTATAGCTGCTTGCATTTTAGCTTGTATTTCAGCCATATCTGCTTGGTTATCTGCGCCAATTTTACCCATGTCAGCTTGCATTTGTGCTTGTATAACTGCAATGTCAGCTTGTTTATCTGCTTCTCGTACTGCCATGTCTGCTTGCGCTTTAGCTTGTATTTCTTGCATTTTACTTTGCATTTTAGCTTGTTCTTGAGCAGCCGCAGGGTCGGGTTTTGGTTCTTGAATTGATTTTTGAGATGTTATAATTGCTGCTTCAATAGCTTTATCTAACACACCTTCAATTTCAGACGCACCTTTAAACCCTGCCATTGTCCATTGTAACATTTTTAATAAATACGGCGTTGTAGTAGGGTCTTTTTCTATCATAGGCCCAGCAGATTGTAAAAACATGCTTAACGCGCTCATAAATTCTGTACGTTCATTTTTTAATTCTGCAAAATCTACCATAGCTACGCTTTCAGGGCGTATTTCTACTCTAAACGGCATATCTGGATTTTTAATAATTTCCATAGCAGGGCCAATTTCATCGGCTGCCATAGAATTAGCTATATTAGACATCGTAACGATTGTTTGCGGCTCAAAGTGTTTTTCAATTATTTCAGCTTTTAACTGCATAAGATCGGTAGCAAATGTAGCAAATTCGTCTTGTAGTGCTTGCACACGTACAGAACCAAATTTTGCTTTCTGATTTGTTTGCCCAACACCTTCATATTGGTTAGCTAGACCACCTTGCATAATATCTGCCATGCCAGAGGTTTGTTGTAGAAGGGCGATCTGTTGGTCACGTTGCTGTACCAGTTTATTTAGCGTATTTGCTATTTCTTCAACAGGTAGCCAGTCGATTTGTCCTTGCAGACCGCCTTTTTCACCGAACATAGCCCAGTTATCAACCGGGATAAGCTCATTCTCTGTAGCTTCTTTAAGCATATTCTTAACGCCTGTAGAAGACTTATCATAAACACCTACAACCTTAACGGCTTCAGTAATTTTGTTAATTCTAGTCTCTAAAAGGTCAATTTGATTATAAATATCTTCGTTAAGTACAAAATCTGCAGTAGGCATGTAGTCTGTAGTCGTTGCATTAGCCATAAAAAACGGTGGGCAAGGAAAAAACCCTTTAAGACCTAACGTATCTTTTTTAGTATCGAGTAATTTTTGTGCGCCTTTAGTGTACCAGTAAACGTGTTTAGTGTCTTTGCACCAAATCTCCCAAACTTCTACTTTTTTTATAACATCTTTGTCATTCTCACCAATATCGCCGCCATCAGCGTCTGTATGCGCTGCCATTTCTTTAAATTCTATGTTTTTAGTAGCGTCTTCGCCAAATCTTTCGACAAATACTTTTTTGTCCATGTCATTTCTAAAAGCAACCCAACGTAACGTAGCAAAATTACGCCCCCAAGACCATAAAATGTCTTTCCAAAAATAATATGTAAGCGGTGCAGATTCAGATACTATTTGTTCCATCATTTCGCCTGTCATAGGGTCTGGAACTTCTTCTGTTTCTACTTCATAGCTTATTCTTGCTGCTCCTAACCCTGGGAGAAGACGATCTTGCAAACATGACCGTAACACTGCGTCATAGTCTTTACCATTTTCTTGTACGTCTAAATTTAACAGACGCTCAAATATTTCTGCTGCTACACGCGCAGCATCATCAGTACCATCGGCGTATCTACGTGATACATCTACTTTAGGCAGATTGCCGTATAGCATTGACTGTAAAGTTTTTACATTTGAGTGAAACAAATTTAATCGTGACGTTTTAAGAATATCATCGGTTCTACCTTTGCCAATATACCGATCTACAATAGCTCCGCCTTTACTATGGAACTTTTTTACGCGCTTATTAGCAGCTACAAGTTCCTTATCCCAAAAAGATTGACCATGTTTCTCATAGCCTTTCTTATTATTGGTTCCGCTATCGGCTTCAGTATTTGTATTGTCATATTCTTGCATATTACATCCTTAAACGCATTACTTGACTGCCACCACTATCGCGGTTCTCGAATAAATCATCAAGACTATACTCCCTACGTGTGAAGTCGTCAAGATGCGGTCTATCAGCAACCGGGACGGCATCTGACTTTTGACACACTAGTGCTAGATAACGAAAAGCATCAGCAGGGTTCGATGCCCAATCATGCAAGGGTGTATCAGAGAATACTTTGGTAATTTCGTTAAAACGTCTCCTATATGCTCTAAGTCCCTCGACTCCTTGCTTAGTTCTTTCGTTGAAATAACAATCGTTAAGAATAAGCCTGCCCGCATCAATTCCTTGTTGGATTTTAAGATGAGGAACAATCCTAGCAGGAAGTCCTTGCTCAAGGAATTGTTCAATAGTTGAGCGACCTGTTTGCAATGTTTTAGCTCTTGCATCGTGAGGTAGCCAAACGGTATCGAAAGTATAGTCTTTGCTTTCGAGTAGATCAAAGTAGTATGATAGCGGTTGGCTGTGTGCTTCTTCGTAGTCAATGATAGCATAGCCGTCAGGTTTTGGTTGCCAGAACCATATGGCGGTACTGTCGGTGAATCCCAAATCCATGACAATAGATACCGCAAAGTTAGGGTCATAGTCTGCATGAGGTGAGTATATCTGACCAATTTTCTCAAGTGTTTCAATTTGTCCCGCATAGTATGTCCCCAGTACAGGCGCGGTGAAACTACACTCCATCTCTTGATCATATTGCGCGTCAGTCATTTGACGCTTCATAGCTAATAGTTCATCAGTATCGATAATCTTTGTTTCAGAAGCCTTTAGTTCTGCAAAGTACCAAGTTGGATCGGTCTTTGCATTTTCCGTCATGTCATAGAAAGTATTCTTACCTTTAGGCGTTCCAATTATAGTTGCCCATCCTTTTCTGTCGGATAGAGTAGGTAGTATAACTTCTGCCCATAGCCCCGGACGGCAGTCTCCAAACTCGTCAAGAACAACGCCGTCCAAGTAAATACCACGCAAAGCATCGATATTGTCAGCACCATAAAGACGGATAACGGCACCATTAACCAACTTAACACTAAGATCACTTTCCCTAATATCTTTTGATGACGCAGTAAAAGGTTCGGCAGCTTCTTTAAGATACTCCCACGCAATGTTTTTAGCCTGGGCATAGAACGGGGCAATGTACGCATATCTAGGGTTCTTCTTTGTTGTATAGAGCGCTCGTAAAACTAACTCGTTTACACAGGCTACAGTTTTACCTGCTCGTCTGTGCGCGACAATAGCAGACCACCGCTTATCACGTTGATGAAACGGTAGGAATTGATCTCTTGGTTCGTAGGCAAGTTGAGCGTCTATGTGTCTAACTTTCCTTTAGGTAGCAATGAATTGTTAATTGTAATGTTAATAGCTGTATCTTTAGACCCCGTAGAGTATGTGCCGTTCATTTTATTTATCTCGGCTACAGATGATATAGATACTTTAGGTTCTATATCTTGGTTGTCTACTGCAATTTCCCAAAGCATACGTCGGCGATGTGCGTCATTAGGCCCGTCCATTGCCATATTGTAATGTTCTAATAGCGCACGTAGTTCTTTAGCGTCTTGTCTATTAAGTGCCTGGCTAACTGCGCCGTCAGATTTATTAAGTACCGTAGCTATCTCTGTATTAGGTGCGCCCGCAACTCGGCGCTTAACTGCATCAACATGCCAAGCTTTCATTTTAGACGAGCAGGCAACGACTGTGCGTTTTACGCTGTTTATATTCTGCATGTACTCTGAATTAGCAGGATGGTGTACGTCAAGTAACAATTCAGGCGGCAAATAATCTCTGTCAGGTATGCTTATAGTTTTTGTCATGCTAGCAGACTAGCAGCCTGCGAAGCTAATGTCACTACTTTATTTACGATATTTTTAAAGATGAGGTGCCCACTGCACTGCTAAGGGCCGTTTTAAAACGTGAAGGGGGGTCTATTAACCTGTAAGTCATTGATATATAAGGATAATACCTTTCCAGGTGGGGGGTGTGCGGTCATGACTAGGGGGCTGTGCGGTCATGACTAGGGTGTTACTAGTTAGCAGTTGCCATGCGTGCGGCTAAAGTGGCGGCTCTCACCCCCTCCAATGCACTCATGCACCCCCGTAC